GAGCAGTGGGAAATCATCTCGCAAGTCGTGACGACCGAGGTGGCCCTGGCTGAAGCTCTCGCCGAAGGCTGGCATAAGCACCCGGCGATGGCGATCAAGGTGGCCAACGAAACCTGGCGAAAGGAGCGTGGGCTCGCTCCGATGCCGGTTCCACCTATTAGTGCCGGCACTCGCATCGCGGACTTGGAGGAACAAAATCGGCTGCTCACTGAGGCGCTCGAAGAAGCCAAGCGCGTTCAGGCCGCATTGGACGACGACGCGAAGCCCTTCGTGCCAACTTCGCGTGCGGGTTCGGCGGTTGCGAAAGCCGGATTGATCTAAGGGGCTTTGCCCTGGAAGGATTGTCCAAGTGAGCACCCAGAACCCCGTAGCAACTACCTGGGGCGACCTTCTCACTGCGGCGCTTCGCGACAGCGGAGCGTTGGGGATTGGTCAGATCCCGCTGAGCGAGGATCTCCTGGACGCTTCCGCCCGTGGGATGTGGCTACTCCAGCAGTGGGAACGCAAGAGATGGCTCATCTGGCACCTCAAGACCCTGACGGTGCAAGCGACGGGGCAATCGATCGACGGCTCCGGGAACCCCGTTCCGTACACAGTCGGACCGACGGGGCTTCCGGGACCCCCGCCCCAGATTGCCGTCGGCCCCGAAGGCTTCGCGACGAGGCCGAATCGCATCGAGAGTGCGTTCTTCCGGCAGCTAATCGCCGCGCCGAATGGCCCCGTGGACTATCCGCTTCGGGTGCTGCCGGCGCTGGAAGACTACAACATGATTCGGATGAAGGGGCTGACGAATTTCTCCCTGATCGCGTACTACGACGCCGCGTGGCCCTACGGGAATCTCTTCGTTTGGCCATGGCCCCAGGCGGGCATCTACGCCATCGGGATCACGGTTCGGGAGCAACTTCCGCAGGCGTTCTCGTTGGCGGGGAACCCCCTGGCGGTGACGCTGGACATTCCGTTCGAGTACTACCGGGCGCTTGTGAAGAACATCGCGATGGAAGTCCGACCGAAATACGGCATCGGCATGACCCCCGGCGATATCCTGGCAGCGCAAGCCCGCGACTCGCTCGAAACGATCCGCCGGAGCAACACGCAAATTCCGTTGCTGAGCGTTCCGCCTGGCTTGTACCCGCGGCCTGGAATGTATAACATCTTCTCGGACCAGTCCGGTCCGACCTAACCGGCACTACGTAGCCTACGTTAACTTGAAAGGAACTTCCTCGTGGCAATCACCCTGACTAGCTTCCTCAGCTTCTTTGGCAAAACTGGCGCGCAACTCATCGACGCGCTCGACCTTACCAAACTAACCAATTACACCCTTGGGGCTAATATCTCCGTGATCGCGCTTCCGGGTGGCGCCCAAGCAGGTTCGCCAGTGCTGGCATACGCAAACAACGAACTTGACACAGTTGCCACGACGAACGATTCAGTGCAGTTGCCTCCGGCGATTCCGGGGGCCTGGGTGGCAATCAACAACAACGGCGCGTCGACCGCCCGAATCTATGCCGGCATCGCACCGAACGTGGCGAATGCCTATGTGGTCGATCAGATTGTCGCCAACGCGACAGTGGCGCTTACAGCGAATGGAACCTCCCTGACACTGGCGTCGGGCTATACTATGGAGTTTATCTGCACGACTATTGGGATTTGGAAGCGTCAGACCGCGGCGTCGTAAGCAACCCAAGGGGCTTCGCTGGTGTTGCTGGAACTCATCGGCGGATCTTACGCAACCCGGTCCGTGCTGGGGTCCGCCGAACGTTGTGTGAATTTATTTCCCGAACCCCTAAAGGGAAACCCGAACAAACAAACACATTATCCGACTGCGGGGCTAAAGAGCCTTATTGTGCCGCCGAGCGTCGGCGCAGGAAGAGGAATCTTCAGAGCCTCTAACAACAACGGCTACTGCGTTGTTGGGACGAATGTCTACGCGGTTCTTCCGAATAATCGCTTGCAACTCCTCGGAGCGTTGAGCGAAAACTCGTCCTATATGTGTTCCATGCGGGACAACGGCGTGCAAGCGCTGCTGGTTGATAACTCCGCCCAGGGCTATTCGTGGGACATCCAGACCAACACAGGGTTCGCAAAGATTGTGGACCCCACAGGGGCGTTCTTTGGGGCCACCCGAGTCGACTTTCTGGATGGCTACTTGCTGTGGAACTATCCGCTGACGAACGAATACGCCTGCACAACGCAAGGCGCATTGGCATTCAATAACACCCTCGTCGGCGTAAAGGATGGCTACCCAGACTTCATCAACACTTTCGTTGTGTCGCAGCGGGAAATTGTGCTACTCGGAAACACTCGGGGCGAAATCCACTACAACGCCGGGAATCCGCTGTTTCCTTTCGCCATCCTCCCCGGCGCCTACATCGAGTTCGGCTGCATTGCGCCCTACAGCATCGCCTTTATCGACAAAGGCGTGTTTTGGCTTGGTCAGAGCGAACTCGGCGCTGGGATGGTGCTCCGCCAGTCGGGGTACCAAACCCAAATCGTGTCGAACTATGCGCTCTCTTATGCCATCCAACAGATGACACAAATCTCCGACGCGGTGGGGTTTGTGTTCATGCGGGATGGGCATATGTTTTACGGGCTGACGTTCCCGGCGGGAAACCAAACCTGGGTGTTTGATGTGACGCTAGGGAGTCCCGAAACTGGTTGGCACCAAGAGGCATTTCAGTTTCCTGACGGCACGTTAGGGCGTTCTCGCATCAGCGCGATGGCGTGGGTGAACGGGGTTAACATGGGGCAGGACTGGCAGAACGGCACCATCTACAACGTCACCCCGGACTACTTCGCGGCGGATGTTGACTTGGGTGACGGCCAGGGTCCCATCGCTCGGTCTATTCCACGCATTCGGACGTTCCCAAAGGTCGAGGTGGTCGGCGGGGGCTTTGGTGGCTCGGGACAGGGCGCGGCTCTGGCGGACGGCAAGGGCATCAAACTAAACGGCTTCATGGCGGAGTTCCAGTGTGGCGACGGTCCTGTGGGGCCGAACAACGCCCCACCTGAACTTGCGCTGCGGGTTAGTTTCGATCGGGGACGAACGTTTGGGCAGAACATCCTCCAAACTACGGGCGACGTTACGCAAAGGGGCGATGCGATCGAAGCGTCCTATCGCATCCAGCCACAGTGGCGGAATCTAGGCGTCGGAAGGTGGCCAGTGTTTGAGTTGAGTTGGTCCTTTGCAGGGCCTTCGGCTCTGAATGGGGCGTTCTTGGACGCCCAGATTTTGGCGGTTTGAGGGAGCTTCGCTGATGGCAGCCGCACAACAAGCCGGGATTCCGCTCAACCAGGGGGTTGTAAGTGACATTGCGAACCCGGACTCCACTTTTACTTTTGCCCAGCCGTGGTTTTATTTGTTCCAACAGTTGTGGCGGAAGCTGGGTGGGCAGTATTCGGCCCCGCAGAACATGGTCTTTGCGCAACAAACCTCGGCGGGGCCGCCGGCTGTTGTGACGTTCTACAATGTAAACACAGGGGCGGCGGTTGGGCATGTTACTCTCACCTGACGGGGGGCCGCCGAGGCCGTTCGTGGTATTTGCACTTCCGCGAAGTCGCACAGCATGGCTTGCGCATTGGCTTACTGCACCAGATCATCCAGTAGGGCACGATACTATAATCGAGTGCAATCGGCTTAGTGATTTTGCGGAAAACTTTACAAATGGAATGCGCGGAACAATTGAAACTGGCGCAGTGGAAGGATGGAGACAAATTATCGCCGCGTTTCCACAAGGAAGGTTTCTTACAATTCGGCGACCACTTGAGGAAGTACACCAGAGTCTTATGCGGTTTGGGTTGGATGTGAAATTGGAACTTCTTCAACGTGAAGCGTTGCTAAACGAAATTGAGGCAGAAGGGTTTGCTGAAAGAGTAGACTTCGTAGACTTGCGCCAGCATGGATGTAGAAAATGGATCTGGAATTACTTGCTACCGGAGTTTCCTTTTGACGTAGAACGTGATATAATGCTTGCGCAAGTAAACATCCAAGTTGATATGCAAGCTCGTTTGGTGCAACTTGCTGGGCGAGCTGCTGCGATGGTTGTGTTAAAAGAGGAACTTCTTTGTGCCACAAATTGATTTTCGTGTCGAGCATTGGGACGAATTTTGGCCCGATGCGGCGGGACTTGTGCAGGAGGAATTTGACGAACATGCGGTCGAGTTGGGACTGCGGAATCCTCCGGTGCCGGATACTGCCATACTAAGCGCTATTGAACAACAAAGACGACTTATACTAACTACCGCGAGAGTGAATGGTGCGATTGGAGCATACTTGGCATGGATAGTCGATGTAGATCTGGAAAGCAAAGGTCATACGGTTTATCGTCAAGGGCCTTTTTATTCCTCTAAGAGATTTACGAAGTACTCCCTCGGAGTGCGGCTTTTACGGAAATCACTAGAGCTTATTCGACATAACTCGCTAGAGGCCGTTGAAATTGAATTGCACCATCCTCCTGTAGGCCGTGGCGCTAAACTGCGAGGAGTGTTTACGGCATTAGGGGCAATTGAAGTCGCGGTACATTATCGACTCAGAGTTTCACGAAAGGACTGAATATGCCCAGTATTTCGCTTCCTGCAGCAGCTATTGGAGCAGGGGTCCTCGGAGCAGGGGCTTCGATTTACGCCGGGTCCGAGCAGGCTTCCGCGGCAAAGTCCGCCGCGAATACGTCGCTTGCTGAGGCGAATAACTCCAACGCACTCATTCAGGGCATTTATGACTCCAACAAAGCCATGATGAGTCCGTTCGTCAACGCCGGAACGTCCGCGTTGACGCAGCTTCAAGGGCTCACTGGGACGAACGCCGGAGGAAACCCCCTCACGGCGTCTCTGACGGCCCCGTTCGCGAGCACGCCGGGGGGCCAGTTGTCCGCGCTCCAGCAGACCCCTGGGTATCAGTTCACGCTTCAGCAAGGTGAACTTGCGACGCAGGCGGGCTCGTCCGCCCAGGGGATGGGCTCCGCAGTCGCGGGGGTGGGGTCCGGACAGACGCCGGGGATCGGTCCGTCGGGTCCACTCGGAAAGTCCCTCGCGAACTACGCCAGCGGCCTTGCTGCGACGACGTACCAGCAACAGTATTCGAACTATCTGACGCAGAACCAACAAATCTACAACATGCTGGCGGGGCAAGTGACGCAAGGCGTGAACGCTGGGAGTACAGTCACACAAGCCGGCACCGCCGCAGGGGGCCAGAGCGCAAATGCGCTGCTAACGGGTTCGGCGCAGTCCGGTTCGTTCGCCACTGCCGGAGCAGCGGCGACCGCAGCGGGGGTCACTGGCGCGGCAAGTTCGCTCGGAAACTCCGCGCTGCTTTATGGGATTCTGGGAGGGGGCTCCGGTAGCGGTACTAACTCCACCAGCTCCAACGCGCTCACCTAACAGGAGCTTCGTTCGATGGCATCAAATTCTCCTCTACTAGGCGGGACTCCTCCAGAGGGGGTTCCGGCAGTTCCATCGCAGGGGGCTTCGCAAGCTGGGCCGACGGCCCCCTCGCCGCCACCTTCGCTGCCGACTCAGATGCTTTCGCAGGCCCAGGGTCGCTACGACGCGATGAAAAAGGCCGCAACTCAGCTCGCTCGGACCCGCAAGGGCCTCGATGCCCTCGTCGCAAAGGGCGACTCCGTGACGTCCGACGACGTGCTTGATGAGATGGCGGACTTGGTCGCCCACGGCGCGGACCCGAAGGCCCTTGCGGCGATGGTCGCCGGAAATACCCAAGCGGGCGTCGGCCCAATGCCGCCGAGCGGGGAGCCCCTTGCGGGGTGGCTACGAAACGCCGAGCAAAGCATCATCGCCCCGGCGGAAGCCCAGTTTCGCCCGGCGCTGGCGCTGGCGCAGCACCAGCTGGGCGTTGCAGCGATGCATCGGCTTATCGAGGCGCACGTGAAGTCGGGAGCGACGAACGCCGGGGCGGCATCCCCGGCGCTTGCCAGCGGAGGCTCTGTCGTCCCGCAGCCGAATACTCCGGCGCCGGCGTTGCTCCAGTAACCGCGGCGAAGTTCGCTCGGGCTTCGCCCCCCTCCTGTAGAAGGCCCTGCCACGATGGTCGATGGCGCAAACCCCACAATTGATACGAATCTCGGCCCGGCTCCGATGGGAGCTGCTGGTGCGGTTGGCCTGATGAGCGACCTTGCTGAGATGCGGAACCGACAGAACACTAATGTGCTGTTCCAGCAGCAGATGTCTGCGAGGCACCAACTTGGCGAAGATCTTGCGGTTTGGAGTGCGCAGGGACTTTCACCTGAAGAACAAACTAAACGAGCGCAGCAGCAACCATATTCGGTATTTGTCACTCCCGAGATCAGTAACATAAGCGGGGTACAGAAGAACCAAGTTGAGATTGCGGAAGCTCGCGAACGAATGATTAACAACGGTCTTGGTCCTCTTGCCCAAGCACTTAACGCATCGGGAGGTGATCCAAAGTTGTTGGATACTTTGCTCGGTTCGGTAATGAAGAGCTATCCGCCTGATGTTCAGAAATCCTTGCAACCAGCATATGATGGAATGAAAGCTAGTCTTAACGATGGGCTTCCAACAGATCCTGATGCTGCGAAGGCAGCACAAAAAGCCCGTGCGGCACGTATCGGGGCTGCGTTTGGGGTACCATTAGATACAGCTTACAGCAACGTAGATACTGTGAAACCGCAAACGGTAGTGATGCCGGGAGGTGGTGTTAGTCTTATTGGTGGAGTGCCGGGGCAGACTTCTCCGCCGCTAGTGCCAGTGGGAAGTCCTCTCACGACTGCGCCGCCGGCGACGAAGGCTCTGGACGGATCGCCCCTGTTTGCACCGGATTCTGCGCTTCCGCCGCAGTTCAAAACGAACCTCACAGGGACCAAGGCGTTTCAGTCAACGCAAGCTGAAGCGGTCGCGAACGAAGCCGCGAAGCAGTGGCAAACAGACCAGCCCCGCTACGAACAAGTCGCCCAATCCAATGCAACAATCGGAAACATGCTTGATGAGTTCCGAACCACCTCGAAGGGTGGTGGGGTACTTACGCCGGGATTCGCAGGTGAGTCACGTGCTATGTTGGCTAACGCGGTCAATACATTTTATGCCGTATTTAACCCTGGTGCTCCACCTCCAGTGGACCCTGTAAAGATGGCAGCGTCTGACGCAGAATCCAAGAATGCACATCAGTTGGCGTTCCAGGTTGTATCGCTAGCGACAGGACAAAGCCGCGAGGCATTAGGAACCCTCCAAATGGGCTACAATAGCGTTCCAAATATGGATAAAACGCCGCTGGGCAACGTCGTCGTCGGCGAGGTAATGCAGGCAACCGGAAACTGGTTGCTTCAAAAGCAGCAATTCGAACGTGATTGGATGTCACGAACTGGCGGGGACCTCACGAATGCCGCCGCAGAGTATCTGAAAGAACATCCTCCTGAGAAGGTAATGGATGCCGTGTTAGGGACTCACGGCATTGGCCCCAACGGGTATACGTCCCACGCTGCGTTCCTCCGCGATTTCCACGATGGGTTGCTGACGTCTGGCAAAGAAGCACCATTGGAAACCGCTGCCACAATCGCGCATGATAAGGGCTGGATCACCGACAACCAGTTCAAAGCCTTGAAATCAGGAGGGTTTAAGCCCTCCGGCGAGGGGAGTATTGTTAAATGACTGAACCCCCTATGAGCGGGATGGACCCCCCAGCGTCATCCGACGACATATGGAGTGCGCTCCAGAGTGGTCCACAGGGATGGAAGGCCCGAGCTGGTGGAACTGGCGAAGCTCCACCAGACGCCACGAATGACGACGTTATGAAGGCCCTCCAGAATGGCCCCCAAGGTGCTCCTGCGATCGCGTCGGCTCCGTGGTACGAACACTACCCAGCGATGGGCCTACAAACTGTAACAAACGCATTAACGAGCGTTCCAAACACTGCAATTGGTGGTTTCAACTGGCTTAATCAGTCCGGGGGGCTTATGGGGGGCAGCATTGGCGGTGAACCGTGGAAGCCTATACAAATTCCCGAAATCCCTCAGATGAACCTCGGCAAAGTTGCCGAGCCACAGGGGGCCCTAGAGCATCTTGCAACGGCTGGGCTCGGGGGCACCGCTACCGCGCTTGAGTTAGGGGGAGCTGGTGATATCCCGGCGATCCTGGAGGGCTCCGGGAAGGAACTTCTTAGCGAAGTTCCGGCACTGTTGCGCCAAGCAGGGATTCTGGGAGCCATTCCAGGGGTCGCCGCGGAAGGAGCAGACCAGCTTGGGTTAAAGGACGCCCCGCCGTCGATTCGTCAGGGCCTCGAAATCGCCACCGGAATGGTTGCCGCAATTGCGGCGCATCGATTCGCGGGGGCTAATCCCTTCGAAACTGTCGCAGCGAAGTTGGGGTCTTCTGAGACTGCTGAGCACGCTGGCGACATCGCGCAGCAAGCAACTCGGGATTGGCGGGCAGCACTGCCAGACAAGATCGAGGCCCTCAAAGGGATCACTCGGGGGCCAATCACGCCAGACGGCGATGTTATCGGGGATAAACTCTTCGGGAAAATCCCGCTCGACACTGCGACGGCGGATATGTCTGAGACGATGAAAATCGCGGCTTCGTTGAATTCGAAGTTGGGGATTTTCGGAGGTTCGGGGGGGTTTCCCGAAGTCTTTGGCGATAACATGCCTCCGAGGGTGAAGTCGTTGCTGGACCGCCTTGCGGTAAAGAACAACCCCATTGTGGAGTATCCGTCCAAGGCGGAAGTTCCTGGCGGGGTCAAGTCCGCCGGCCCCGTGAACGAAGTTCCGCCCCAGATGACTGGCGGTCCGATGCCGCCTTATGGGCCAACGACGCCGACCCGAGCAGACACGTTGCAGGGCCTCCAAACTGTGCCAGGGCCTTCGGACACTGGCGCTCGGGCGGTCGGCCCTGCCTTGCCGCCAATGTGGGAGCCTCCGAAGTTTGAGATCCCCCAGGGCACTATCACGGGCTTCAAGGCCCCGATCAAAGATGTCATGGCGCTTCGGTCATACATCGGCGAGATGACTTCGCGAGGGGTTTTCAAGGGTTCCGAGGCCGTGCAAGTTGACGCGCTCTATAAGGGCCTTACGGCGGACCTAGGCAACACCGCGAAGAACTACGGTGCCCTGCCGGAGTTTAACGCTTACAACACCGCAGCGTCGCAGTATTACGCCGATGGCGCAAAACTTAGCAAGTTCTCCAACGACGATAACCCGATCAAAGATACCGCGAAGCCTGGCGAGGTTGTGTCGAGCCTCTGGGGCCGGATGGCCAAAGACTCTGGGGACATTGCGACGATTCGGAAGCAACTTTCGCCAGTGGCGGATGAAATCGGTGCGGCGTATTTGAGACAGAATCCGTCCGGATTTTTGAAGCTCCTTAAAACAAATCCCGACGCCGCGAAGGCGTTGGTGCCAAATCCGTTTGACCGTCTGGCGCTTAGTTCTGCTTCGCCGGAGACGTCTGCGTTGCTTGCTGAGACCAAGAAAACCTCACACTACGCTGAGACTTCGACTTGGGGTGGTGCGGGGTTTATGCTTGGAAACCTACTGGAGTCTTACAACGCTACTCACACAGGAACCCCGCTGATGGGACCTTACGCAGCCGCCGTGACTTCGGCAGTTGCGCCTACGGTGCTACGCGGTATCGGGTCGATTGTGAAGAACCCCCGCGGGTTGAAGATCCCAGCATCCGGCGCTGCCGCGGTATCGCCGCTATTGAGCCAACCAGATACCAAAGAATGAGTCCCTTCGCGATATAGGGGACTGCGACGAATGCGAGGATGATGATCATTGCATCCTCCCACCTTCGGTTTCCGGCATCACCGTCGCGGCGCTTTCGCGGACTCCCTCCGCGACGCGGTTGAAGAAGCCGCCGAACTCCCGCAGGAAGTCCGATACGACCGCCGGGACCATCGTGACGGACGTCCGGGGGACCAGAATTTCCATTGCCTCGTTCGTCCCGTCGCCCTTCGGGACGAGTTGTTGTTCGAAGAATGTGACACGAAAAACCCCATTAATGTAGGTGAACCGAATGCAGTTCACGTATAGCGACGGGACTTGGAACGCTAGGGGAAGTTGTGCAAGCGGCACTGCGTTGGGTGGCATCTGGGTTAGTCCTTTTTTGAGTCCGCAGGATTGGGCTCGACCTTGAAGTCTTTGGGGAATTTTATCCGCAGTTGTGTACCTACTTTCCACTGCGGGTCCTCCACGTACTCCAGACTACGTATAAGTTCGTCTTGTTCTTCGGATATTCGTGCGAGACTCTCATGAAAGAGTCTCTCAGCGATTCGGCTTCGCAACGTTGTCGCCTCTCTGATCAACTTGCGCTCGGGTTCGCTTAGTTGCGAGAGACGCCACTCACGGTCGTCGGGAAGTTCAGGAGGTACCTTGCGTTGGATTTCTTCGATCAATCCTTCGAGCGCTGTGATCTCGTCACGGAGCCCTTCGATCTTTGTGTCGGCTTTAGCAATCGCCGCTGCACGTAATTGGCGGGTTTCTTCAGTCATCGTAGGGGAGGTCCTTTCGGGGGTGTGGGGGCTTGCCCCCACCAGGGGGTTATGGTGCCACTTTGGCCGGGGCGTCTGTCACTTACTCCGCTGTTCGGAACTGTTTTGCAAGGGGCTTCCAGAGGTCCGCTCCTTGGTCGACACATTCGATCGCTCGGGTGCGGACGGCCAGCGCGAGGGTCCGTTCGACCTTGTCCGCCGTGATGCGCTCGCCGATGAACTCGATGATGCGGCCGCCGGGAATGGGCTTCGCGGACTTGCGGTAAGCCCCGACGATCCAGTGGTAGAGCTCTTCAACTATAGCCCAGTCGTTCTTCCCCTGCATAGCCCTGAAAACCTCGGGCATTTTGCCTTCGATCTCAAAGAGCCACTCTAGTGCCCGTTCGATGTCGATTTTGTCGATCCCGCTGAGGTCGATCTTGCGGGACACTGCGGAAATGCCGGCCAACTTTTGGATGAATCGGGCCCGTTCGGTGTTATAAGGTATCATCCGCGAATGCGTTGGCACCGGCGGCTCGCCTGCGAGGACCCATTCCTGGAAGTACTTCCGGGCCTCGGGGCTCCACCGCAGTTCGCCCCACATGACACTGACGCGGGCGAGCTTTTCGAGGATCCTCTTGCGGAGCACAAAAGGGTCCGGGTACTCAGTGAAAGGATCACGTATCCTCCGTTCGGCTGAGTAAACCATCACAATCCTCCGCGCAAGTCCCGTTGCCCAGACTTCTTCCGGGAACACCGTCGCGAAGTACGAGGGCTGGACCCCTGCGAGGATGTTTAGTTGGGGCTTCTCAATCTCGACCAACTTCACGTTGAACCGGCGTTCCTCGACGTGCCGCGGCGGGGAGTTCCAGATGCGCTCTAGCGTCCCGATGTATTCCATATCGTAAGCCGGGAGCAGGACCTTGAACTCCTCCGACGCCACCAAGAGCGAATGGTACTCGACTGTTTCGCCCTTCTCGTCAAGCTTCACTTGGCGTGCTCGCCCGAGGGCGTCGATGAGGCTCGCCTTAGTGAGGGAGTCCGACGCTACGTGAAACGACTTCGCTTGCGTGAAGGGATCCCGCGTGGTGTTCCAGAATTCGCGTACGGTTTCCACAATGAACTTCCCGGTGCCGGACGGTCCGACGAGGAGGACGTAGAGATTGCAGTACGTCCGGTTCATCCCGGTTCGGACCCATATCTTGCGTTCCATCGCGCCGGCGACAAGTGCGATGCCGGACCACTTGCGGTAAATTTCGGGCGACCTGTCGTCCTGCGTGGCGGACGTGTAGGCGAACCAATCCGTGATGAGATCATCCGACACACTACTTCGTCTCCCCCTTAGCGGAACCTCAGCATCACGTCACCGTCGCCCGCACCTGCTCCGAAGCCCATCCCAGGGAACCTAACGCGGATGCGGGGGTCCTTCGTTCCGAGTTTCCACTTACGAAGCCCATCGGGGTTAGTAGGAGTTTCGACGCCCCAGTTCCATCCGACTTTCGCATCGCCTGGCACGACATAACGGCGACCGCTGGGCGACCGAAGCTCTACCTTGATGAGTTCGAGCACGTGGGACATGATTTCGTCCTCGACCTTTGGGCCCTCGTCACGGAACTGGAACACAATACTGTCGAATCCCTGCGCGAGGAGGCCTGCCCTCGGCTCGCGACACCAAACGCGCCACATTCCGAGGTTCATCCGTTGCGCGGTGGTTCCTTGGGGTTGAAACGCGATCGCTTCGCGGTGCGTCGCAGGGTCGTTAGGGCGGCCCAGGAAGGTCCGGCGGAACCCAAAGAGCGTCTGCAACGTGCCTCGTGTCTGAAGCTCTGTGATCGTCCAAGCCCACCACCTCGGAATGCAGCCGAACGCCGGGGACACGGAAACCCCATTCACCAACCCCCCGCGACAGTATCGGACCTGAAACTCCTCAACTAGGTGGAGGGGAATTTTGAGCCTCTTCGCAAGTGTGTAAGCGGTTCCCATATAGTTTGAGCCGTGCCCTCCGCGCTTTGCAACATCACGGTAAGTAAAATTACGATAATAGATTGTATCAGCAAGCGCTCGGTCGTGGCGGGGGTCCCCTGTCCATGCTAGCTCGGGCCAGACCTTGCGAGCGTTGTTCGTGTGGAAGTCACTCGACTCCGTCGCGTCGAGCAGGCTCCAATCATCGAAAAGGCACCCACAAATAAACCCCACGTCGCGAGCCTCGACTTGTTCGAGGTCTACATAACCGAGTCGGAATCCGGGGTCGGCTTGGAACACGTGGCGGAGCGAGGGATCGATGTTCTGAGCATTCCGGCCGATGCCGAAGGCGTTGGCGCTGCTGGAAGGTCGTCCTGTTTCAGTTCCAACAATGTTGTAACCTGCCCTGAACCGTCCGTCATTGTCAAGGTCACACTCGAAAACCTCGAGTTGCTTGGTGAGGTCTCGTATCGACAGGATAATATTGATGAGGGGGGTTGCGTGGATGTAGTTCTCCGAAAGTTTCTCTAGCGCTTCGCGATCGACGGCCACATGCCTCGCTCCTTTGACGGACTTCCATTGCTCCGGGAGGTGCATCACATCGTAGAAGAGCGTCTTGAGTTGCTTGGTCGAGGCGTGGTTCAGTGACGGGAGCCCGAACCCCCCAGTGACAACCCGTTCGAACTGGGCGCCGAGGGTGGCAATTCGGCTTCGCAACGCTGTTGCTTCCTCGTACCGCCCAAACGCATCGACGGCGAATCCCCGGCACATCATGTCGAGGTAGGGTGCTTGCAAGGCGCGCGTGAACGCATACTGGGGTTCCCACGTCGAGGCGGTCGGAGCGTAAGTCCGCTTCACCTCGGTCAGGATTTCCGCCGTGAGGCAACAATCCAGACCGTTGTATATCTGTGCGGTCTCGCTCGGAGTGAACCCGGCGTTGCTTTGGTCGATTGTCGAGGTGTCAACTAGTCGGGAGGTCATTTTGGGGTCCCCTCGATCAGTGCCAACGCAGCCCCGAGTGGCCCTAACATCGTCCCGTCGAGTTCCTGCGAGAGTGCTGCCATAATCTCGCTTGATGGAACCCCGTGCTGCAACGCTATGCTTGCCAGAGTCGCCATGTCTTTCGCGATGAGGTTCATCGGATCTCCTGGCTTCGCCACGTCGATGAAGAATTCCGCAAGCGCCCCGTCGAGCTGTCGGGAGTACGTCACGATGTATGTTAGGTTGTCATGCACAAACTCAATTGTTTCCGCTAGTCGGCAATTTGGGAGTTTCACTCGGGGCATTGGGGTTTACATCCTGTGTTTAACAGGGTGTTGCATACAGTTCCAAGTCCACCCAATACGCCGGACGGCGAGGCCGTCGAGTGGCCCAAGACCACAAATGCGACAAACAATCTTACGTGGGAGTGGTTTACGATACTTCTGTGAAGCTTTAAATCTGGCCTCAATTACACTCCACTCGGCGGACTCGGTGGAGGCGGAAGTAGAACGCATAAACTCAGCCCCGACGAACTCATCCATCTTGCCCTCCTCACTTTCGCCCTCCTCGCCCTCGATCGCTTACTCATCCGTTTTCGCCTCCTCGTCTTTCCCTCGCTTCCGCATGAGCTTCCACGAAGGCTCGTTCGTGTAGAGCGACCCTAAAAACCCCAAGCCCTTCCGCATTTCAGGGTGAATCGCGTGGTGGAGTAGCATTGTGTCGTCCGCGGCGTTCCGCACGGCGAAGCCGTCCCGAAGGAGCCACTGAATGTCGTAAAGGCCGTTCTGGAAGAGCTTCGGCCACGGCGACGCAAGGATCACTCGGACGAGGTGGCGTGCCGCTAGTTCGTCCGCCGCGGTGCGCCAGTAGGAGCGATACAAAGGGGCGTCCCCAGCGACCTCGACGAACGGGACCACGAGGCCATTCGCCCGGCCAACGGCAAACCCGACGGAGGTGATTTGGCCACCCTTGGTTTCGATGTCGCACGAGACATGCAACCCCCGCTGGCGCAACGTGGCTTGTGCGTGGTTCCACCATTCGCAGATGTCGTCTAGCTCGGGAGAGATGAGAACGTGGCGCGACGGGCGGGCGAACGCTGGAGTTGCGCTCTCCCTCCACGCCTTAATGAGGTCTGCAACGGTCACACTCCGAGCGCTCCATTGGCGCAAGACGTAAGCAGGATGAAATGTCGTGATCAGTTTTGGCGGCCCGGGCATAACGGTCCCGCGCACGGCGCTATGTGTCGCCGCTTGGTCTTGTGGCAGGCGTAGGGCGGCCGTCAGGCCCCAAAGGGACGCGGCCCCCAGCGCCACTACCAGATTCGGCGACGCCGCTGTAACCTCGTCCCTGAGGCGGGCTAAGTGTCCGCAGAACTCCTCCCTCACGTAAAGGTGCCTCGGACTTCGGACGAGGGGCGGTAACACTCGCCCGGCGAACACCAGCCCCTTCCCGGTCGGCCCACACAGTGCGTCGAGTTTGTTGTCTGCCGGTCGGAGGTTGAACACATTCGTCAGGGCAATCCCCGCCCCGCGGAGCCATTCTTCGCGCTTAGTGAGGAACAGGGAGTCGTTCGCGTAAAGCACCCGCTTCACGGCATCGTAGTCCGGTCCCGGCGCTATGCGGGCGTCGCCCAGCATCCGGAAGAACTCCTTCCCGGAGTGCCCGATGAAAGGCGCCTGGAGGAGTTCTTCGGACTGGCCCCACGCCTCTCCGACGAAGAGGATACGCGGCTTGCGCGAGCCACACCAGGCGGCAAAGGGTTCGGAGGGGCTCACTTTCCGAGACTTTCGGTCGCCGCCGCCGCCCCGGTCGCCCGCCGCAGAGCCCTCGCCCTTAGAAGCGCGGTGTTTGCCGTCCGGGCCATCTCGGGCGAAACTTCAAGCCCCAGCACCCGTTCCGCCCGCAACGCCTCGGCGGCCCGGAGTGCGCTTCCGGAGCCGCAAGTGGGATCGAACACGCGGGAATGCTCATCGCAGAACATCCCCATGAAATACCTCAGCATCGGCTCGGGCTTCGCGCTCATGTGGAGGGAGTTGTCTGTTGGGGCGGAGTAAACATCCGAGACGTACTTCACGATGGGGCGGTCTCCACGGCCGCCCACTAGGCAGGTTTCATAAATATGGCGGGGAGTTCCGGGCGTCATGAACCCCGCGTTGTCGGACTTGTGCCAAACGAGCGGGAACCGCAAGAAGGCGAAGCCGGGAACCCGGCCAAAGGCCGCGCGCGTCATGGCGTCAATCTCGACCCGGTTCGAGTACCAAAACATCACATGGCAGCTTTCGCTGGCGAAGCGGTCGAAATGCGTCACTAAAGCTTCAAGTAGCGCCGTATAAATCTCGGGGGTATCGGAGTAAAGTTCCCCTACCTCGCGGTGGAGCGCGTTGGATCCCGACTTATGTGTCAACTCCCCGAGCGCAATGCCGTAAGGGAAATCGCAGTGAATGAGGTTGAACCGAGGGCCGGAGTATGTTGGAACCCATTCCAGGAAGTTGGTGTTCAGGATTGGGAGTGTTGGTGTTGGTAGAGTTCCTCCAGCGCCGCCGATGCTATTTCGTTGCGTTTGCGGAGGTGGGAGTTCAGTTCCTGGAGTTCCTTGATGATCATTACTAACATAACTCCCGTTGGAAATAGCCCCAATAACAAAGTCGTTAGTTCCATTGGCTTCGCCTTCCTCCTCCGTCGGGGTCGCCTCGCCCAACCACTCTTCGAGTTTGTTCGATTGCGCCCGTTTCTGGCGTCGCTGGAGCATGTTGTATGCCTCGTTCACGGTGCCGCATCTGCGGACGCCGTCGTCGTGCCAGAACTCGTTGATGAAATGATACTTCGCTACAAGCGACCCGTCACCCCACCCCAGCGACAGCCCGGTTTGTTCGAACGTCTGTGATGGGTCCTCTTCGGTGAAGAGCGTATGGAGCTTGCAGACGCTCTGGCAGGTCTCCTGCCATGTGAGATCGCAGCGTTTCGCGTTCTCTTCGAACTCGATGATTTGGACTTCACTCGCCGAAGGCGAGCGCGCAAAGCGAAACGGAATATCCGCCAGCCCCAGCATCAACGATGCTGCGTACCTGCGTTCGCCGGCATAGAGGGTATGGTAGCCCCGAGCGTCCGGCACTTCTTCGAGGATCACCGGTGCGAGGACCCCCCGCAGGGCTATGCTCTGCAAAAGTCCCCCCGCTTCCGGGTTCGGGTCGCGACGCTGGCGTTCGTCGCGTTCAACCCAAACGCGCTCAAGGGGCATTCGGCCGAAGATGTTGGTGATAGGCATATGCGTGTTATCCCCTCTTGCGGAGCTTCGCTGGAAAAGGCCCCGAACGAAGCCACAAAAACACTACTTTCGTGGCTTCGTTCGGGTAGTCACTCAGCGGGAGGGTTGGGGGTACAGTTCCCGCAGAGGAAGTTGGGGGCTTCGCCCCGAAGGGTGCCCCAAAGGGCGCCCCCCTAGTCGCTCCGACGCTCCGTGATCACCCGGCCGTCGATCACCAGCTTGACGTCGCTGGCTTCTTTCATCTCGCCGGTGCCCACTCCGTTGACTTTTCTCTCGTATTGCCGCCGAGTGTGCGAAAGCTCCGTTTCACGTCCGATGCACTCCGGAATGTACTCCGAGGGCCGCTTCCCGCGACGCTCCACCCCGCACGCATCAACGAACATGTTCAAGTAGAAGTACGAGTCAACCTTGCTCGGATCGACATGGAACTCCTTGAAAATTCGCCGCTTCGTGACGTCGAACTCGCCATCGACGCCATCGGGGAACCTCGTCGGCCGGGCTTCAATCGTGATGGTGCCCAGTTCGTCGCTCCACCGACACGGGCCGACCTTCCATCCCGCGACCATAACGGGGTAGATGCCATCGGGCAACTCAGGGGGTGCTTTCGCTTCGCTGGTATCGACGTTCGTTAGTGCAAGCATGTCAACCATTTGAGGGGATTCCTTTTGTTGTCGCTGTCATGAAGTTGTAAAACTTTTCTGCGATGATGACCAACTCTTCGGGGGTAAACTCCTTTCCGGCATTGCCTCTGTAGTTGCTGGCGTATTCGATCGCGAGGATCATGGCCTTTAGGCGACGTGTCTCTTCGTTCATTATGGGGTCCTCCTTCGGAGCGTGATGCTCCAGCTATCCGACCGAGGCCGAATTCTCCAAACTTTTCTCCAACGTATCTAGATCGCATTGGAGCTTCCGAATATAGCGAATATGTGCCTCGAATGACTCTAGCACATACAAATCCAGTGCAACGTAGTGATCGCCTTCCTCGCGCGGAGCCCGAAGAACAAGCTGAAACCCGTCGAACTTACAAAAAAGCCCATCACCGAGGTAGACTTCTTTAAGAGCCTCATTGACAATCTTTTCTCGGTCTGTGGTTTGACGTGTCATCTGGAGTCCTTTCCGCCCTTGCGGGGGCTTCGTTTCGCGTCGGGGCTTCGCTCCGCGCCGTGCGCCTCTTCACTCGCCCGCTCGGACGCCGCGATTGCGATCGCTTGCTTCGCCGACGTCACCACGGGACCCTTCACGGAGCCGCTATGCAAGCGGCCCTTGGTGAACTTCTTCATCACTTCGCTGGATGGCATCACTTTGCTCCTTCGGGCTTCGTTTCGTCTCGTCGGATCAGCGTAGCTTCGAGAATGAGTTCCGCGCTGCGTTGAAGCCAAGGGGTGCTGCACACTATGCCAGCTACGATGGCTCCGTTGCGAAGCAACGCCACCGCGGGCTTCGCCGAGACGTTCACCGCGGGCTTTGTGGAGTCGAAAGCGACCCCTTGAGCCCACCACCTCACTCGAAGAAGCCCTTTGTCGTCGGCAACGTGAAGTGTTCGCTCGACTCGCTGCGGAGCGGAGGGAAATGTCACGGCTTCGCGCTCGCGGGCGCGCCCTTGACGTCCCTGAAATACTCCGCCAGCCCCGTTTCAAGCGGATACTCCGCCTTGACCCGTAGCGGAGCGGGCGTCATCAACTTCACCATCCCTCCGGCACTCGTCAGAATAACCCGGCGGTCCCCGACTTGCTTCGCCAGCAACGCATGGGAGAAGTACTGTCCGATCTTCGGGGCGAACTTCGACCCCACTGTTTGGGGGAACCCCTCGGAGATGCCGACTTCGTTCGCCGTGAGGGCGATATGGCAAATCACAATAACATGGCACTTCACGGCGGAACTTTGAAGGGTCTGTAACAAGCGTGCTATCATGATTTGCGCGTTGTACGTGTCGGGTCGGTAGTCGCCTGACTTCGTACCGAAGTTCGCAAGGTTGCCCGAGATCGCAAGTTGCTGGTCCATCGCGGCCTGGGAGAGCCGTGAAAGCCCATCTAGCACCAGGACGTCTTGAGGCCCCCAAGTTCCGATGTTCCCGAAGGTCCGGTCCGGGCCGTCCTTCCAGTCGTTCATCTGTTCCATCGCCTTGGACCAAAGGTCGCCCTTGGGAACGTAGCGCTGCTTCCCCTGCGCGCCTGCGAGGACCATTGTTTCGTCCATCGACACGAACGAAAGCCGCGAGGCGACCGAGGCCGCTTGTTCCGCCGTCCAGAGCCCCTTCGCTTCGCGGCGGTAGATGCTCTGCGTGGCGTTCAGCATGTAGTCCCGGAGAATTTGGGTCTTTTTGTCGATGTCGAGGATTCGGACGTTGTAGCCCGCTGCGGCCAGCGACGCGAGGGAGCCCGTCTTTCCGGCGGCGTAGTGTCCAAGGTAAATTATCTTGTTCGGAAGGTCTTCTTGGGGGTCGTTGAACGTGGTCATCGAATGTGAATCTTTCTATTGATAAAATCAACAACATCGCTGATGTTTTTAAGGAGTGATGCTTTGCGCTTAACCAACAAACTCCCACACCAGTGACACGTTGTTGGAGGTTGCTGACCGCCGGCAGGCCAAAAACCACTCTGGCGGCCGCACTTTGGGCACCGAATGCTAAATACCGGACCTGATGCCATCTGTTTCTTCCCTTCGCGTGTCGCGTCAGCGAGAGGGGGTTGAACCCTCCACCTCCGGCGGGGCAAGAGCCCCAAACTTCGCGGGCTTACGGCGTCGGTTGCGCGAACACGCTCTTGAAGGCCGCTTTGAGGGCGGCCTCAGCGGCCCCGAAGGCTTCGCGCGATCGCCCCAGCGCGTCCTCCGCCCTTGCGGACGCCTTGAGGTCGCTTTGGTAGATCGATTTGGCTTTGATGTAGGCGTCCTGCAATGCGCCGAGGTCAATGGGTTTTGATTTCGCGTTCATGGCTTTGCTTTCCTTCCTCTGTTAAAGCTTCGCTAACAAGCCTTCGCGTTCGGCTGACGAGGCCCCGCAGACCCCGCGGAACCTGCACCCCCCGTACATCCCACACGCGGAGTCGTTCTGCGGCCACTCATTGCGCGCAAAGGCTTCGCTCAACCTGCGCAGATGCACCCTGGCGTCATCGAGCCATTCTTCGATGACCTCACGGGGCCGCGGGACGATCTCCCGGCGGAACGACGTGGCATTGGATCCAACTTCGATTCCGTCGAGGAGAATGCCATCAGCTTCGATTCCGAAACACACGGAGGCCGCCGCGACGTATAGCGAAAATTGGCCGTCCGGGGTGTAGTTCTGAGCGGTCAAGTACCTCGCGTTCGACGAAGTCTTGGTGTCGGAAACAAGTAGCGCCCCGTTGAACCGCACGACCCTGTCGATTGTTCCGACGAAAGTGACTTGCTCGCCGCCGACCCCCGTGACGCCGGAGTCGAACTCGAACTGAACCTCGACTGCGGGCTTCCCCGACGGAAGTGCCGCAGTTTCGCAAGCGTCATCACGGTATTGGTCGATGTACCACACGAAGGTCCGTAGCAACGTGGCTCGGTTCTTCAGAGGGTCTTCGACGAACCCTGGCTTCGCTCGGGCGTGGTCCCAAGTTTCGCTTAGCAAGAAGCGAAAGGCCCCTTGGAGTGCAAGGTCATGATCCGCCCCTCTCGCCCGGTTGGTTTCGAAGATTGCTTTCGCTTGATGGATGAGGCTCCCGAAGCGCAAGTTGGGATCGTCGGGGCGCTTCCCTTTCGCCAGGAGCACCTCATAGAGATACTTCCGGGGGCACGCCTTGAACACTTGGAAGGTCGAGGCGTTCACTCGGGTTTGTGCGCCCGGCGCGGCGGAGAATTGGTCCCCGTAGAAGGATTGTTTCGGCACGCGCGGGAGCGAAAGGAGGTTGGCCATGGGATTAGAACTCCACGTCGCTGGCGTCTGCGCCGAAGGCCCCATTGAGGATCACTTTCGCGGTAGGGCCTGCGGCGCGGCGGGTCGTCGCTTTCGCCGGCTTCGCTCCCAGCGCTCGTTCATAGCGCTCTCGATACTGTCGCAACTCTTCGATGTATGCCAGCTCTGCCGCGGGGGACATTTCCTCGGGCGACATGAGCGACAGATCGCTCAGCGAAAACGCACTTGCTTCTGCAAGCACTTCAGGTGAAGTGGGAAACTCATTTGCCACGGGGAGTTCCTTCCGGGAGGGTCGAGTTGTTTTTTATGTACGTTGCGAAGGCTTCGAGTTCCTCTGCGGTGAAGTCCCCGTCGCTACCGGGTGCCCATGATATCCAACGTTCACCGAGGGCGAAGCTGTTGTCAGCTCCACTAATGATACCGAAATCGCTGTAGTGTAAATTCCCGTTCTCATCAAGATAATCCTTGAGGAATTCCTTTGCTTTGTCATAGGTCATTGGTGCTGCTCCCGCTGTCGCTCCCGCTGTCGCTTTTGAAGAACTTGTCTAGCGCCGGCAGGGGCTTCGCCTCGGGCCGAAGCCGGTCCAGTCTTCGTGCGATGCGTTCTTGGTAGTCCCGAACGCCCTTTCGGATCATCTGTCGGATTGCGACGGAAACCCCGAGCTTCGCTTCGGATTGACGGCCGAAGTGCTGCTGGAGGAAGTCCCAGTCGGTTTCGTATAGCTCTAGGTGGCGCGACACCACAGGCTCATCGTGCTTCCGGGACATCTCGGCGAGTCTCCTTCGTCGGCAGTGATGCGAGCCATTGTGCGTGTTGCTCTGCGGCGATTTTTGTGGCGTGTTCCGCGTCGTGTGCCCAGACGTTATAGACACCTCCGCCCTTCCAATGAAATCCATCATCCGTGAAGTTTTTTAACTCATTCACAGTGACGGAGTTATCCGCATAACGAAATGACACGCTGAAACAGCGTAAGCCCTCGTTTAACTCGTCGATTCCGGGGTCCAGAACCTTCTCACGGATCAAAGGCTCCGACCATTCATTCTCCGGGTCTCTTATAAACGCTAAGATCCTTTCGGCATTCTCTTTCGTCGAGAAAATCCCCACGACTCGGTAGTCGGAGTATTCACCTTGTTCGATAATCCAACATGAATGCGCCATCAGAAAAGATCCTCTCCCAAAGCCGCGGACGCTCGGTCGCCCCGCAGGATCACAAGGTTCCCCTCGGGATGCCCCGAAAGCTCCCTAAACCGCACCGGCGGAAGCTCCGCATCGGGGTGTTCTTCGCGGGCTCGTGCGAACGCCTGCATGGCACGAGATGGGTCGGACGTCCGAATGAGCAACCCGTGTTCCGCTTGCGACGCTCGGAACATGATATTGAGAAGGTCCGTAAGGGTCACTCTTAGTCACCCCAACTATGGCACCAAATCCATCCAACGCCCAACAGTCCTATTGAGAGTTTGCGGAACAGCGGGGCGTCCCCGAAGATTTCGAGTTCCATTTTAGTCTCCCTTCGCTCTGTTAGCTGAGGCTTCGTCGAACATCTTGTCGAATTCGTCGTCGTCGCCGCCGCATCGCCATCGTTCGATGGCATCACCCCAATCCTGCATACAGCTTTCACAAACATATTCGTAGTAATAGAGTTCCTCTTCCGTCAGGATACAACCGCAACCCGGAAGCGGGGATTCTCCTAAACAAATGAACGTTTTGGGGCCTGACAGCCACCCTTTAGACATCTTCGTAGCCCCTCGCTCCTTCGTAGCCCGTAGCCCGTAGCCCCGCAGCCCCTCGCCCTGCTTCGCCTCGCTTCACTAGAAAAGTTCCGATAACATCCGTGCGCGCTCTGCCGCCGACGCTTCGACTCGCACTCGCGCCGCTTCGCGTAGGAGGGGATCTTCCTGAAGCGCCACGGTTGCTTTCGCGCGTTGCTCAGGCGTAAGTGTCATTCCCCTGGCGGATTCTTCCGCCGCCACGCGAAGCACTACCAACCTCGCTACTTCCGCGTCAAACTCGCCCGTGCCAAGTTCAGGGGCGGCGTCATCGGCGCCAAGCCTCGTCGGTCGGTCCGATTGCACCCCACGTGGATCGGGAAGCCTCTCTAGGCCCACTTCGCGGTCAAACTCCGCAACTTGCGTCGTGAGGTGCCTTAGTTCGCCTTCGCTAAGTGTTCGCCGGCCGGACTTCGCTCGGAGCTTCTCTAGCACCTTGAAGCCCTTCTTACGAACCCGCTCCGCGCGCGCCACGTCGAGCACTTCGCGCTCCGCGACGCCGACGTCCCCGCCTTCGCTGTAGCGGGGCGTGATGGGGAACGAATATGGGCCAATGTTCACTGAGCGGGGAGGTGACATGGGGCGAGGTTCCGGAGAGGGGTGGTTATGGGGCAGTGTGGCATAGTGGCCGGGGCGGCGTCAAGGGGACTTGCGTAGGCCAGGGGGGCATTATGCCACTATGGCCGGGGCAAACTCTCCCCCGCCATCACTTCCCCTCCTTAGCTGAACGGGCACGGATGGCAGCGGCGATGTCGCGTGTTGCGATGTTATAGCCGGAGAGCATCGCGCCGTTATTATAGGAAGAGCTTGGTCCTTTGCCAAACTGGTTCCCAGCGATCTTCGCACAAGCCTCGCGCTCGGCCGCAATTTCGTTCGCCACAGTTTCGTCAATGTTTGCTTTAACGAGGGCGGACAGAGGTGGCGCGTCATCGAGCGCGGTCTTGGCGAGTACGGTGTCGATCTGGGCAAGATGCGACGCGTAGCCTTCGTTCCTGTCGACAACGCAGCGCTTAACGTATCTGCGGGCTTGCATGAGCGCCGCGACGAGTTCGTCATGGATATCGGCTCGGCTCCGGGAAGGCGGATGCGAGGGCGGCCTCACAAGATGGCTGTGCCAGATCATTTCCCGATAGTAATCGAGGACATCTTTTGCCGAATCTAGCCCCTCCCTTGCCATCACAAGGGCGTTGGTGAGACGGGTGATGGCGACGTCGCGCTGGTGAAGCGCGAATTGACGATGCGGCCTAGCTTGCGAAGCCCGGAGGGCAGCAAGGATAGCTGCTCGATCAGCTCGATTCAGTCCCATTAAGATAGCTGACGGTCCTTCATCGAGACCTTGCGCGCTTGATTGAGCGTTTTCGAGTGTTTTGGCAAATCGTTCCATCAGCTTTCTCATTGCTTCCCCTCCTTGAGCGCGGCGTCGACCTGAGCTAGGGCGAAGCGGGCGCGGCCCAACTGTTCGTTTGCGCCCTTAGCCAGCGGCGAGCCGTATTGCGTCATCTTCTCCCACTCAGCAATCATGCCGTCTAGCCCCTCCCTTGCCATCACAAGGGTGGCGAGGAGGCGGACGATAGTGGCGTCGCGCAGATCGGGCGCTGGTACGTAATCAGGCTGGTTCATGAGGTCTGTTATTTCACTCATCTCGCTTCTTCCTTTAGAGGGATTAGGAGGCGACGCCACGCTCGCGTCGTCTTGGCGCGATCTTGGGGGACGGTCATTGGAAACACTCCATGACGCGTATCCAGCCATCGGGCACTTTTTGCGGATAATATACAGCACCACTACCCCTACTTCCGCCTCCGCCTCCGCCTCCGCCTCCGCTTGAAGTGATCATTGCCTTAAGTTCGGCCTCAGTTGGCCATGGATACATATATCCATCTTGCGAGATTGAAAATCGCATAGATTGTGGTGTTGGGAGTTTAGCAACCATTTGATCACATTCATCCTTGGTAAGCCCTTTAATTAAAGAGACGGTGCCACCAAAGGTAACGGTCAATAGTTTCCAGTCGGGGCTACCGCCTCGAACCCCGTTTGCATCATCAGCCATAACTGTCGAACTCCACAGGGTAATTGCGACGATAGCGGAGAATCCCGCGCGCCAGCGACGAGCCAAGCTTTGCGGGTTGCTCATCTCGCTTCTTTCTTTGGAGGGGTTGGGGGGATTCCGTTCATAAGAATTGTGATTGGTGTCGGCTGTCTCGCAGCCCAATCGGTGACGACTTTTTGATAGTGTTCAAGTTGTGCCATGATGTAGACGTGCTCGTGGTGAAACCTTTCGCGCGCTTGTTTGATTTCACGCTCAGCACGATCTTGTTCATCGTCAAGACGGTTGCCTAACCATTCGTTATCCTTCCGCAACGCGGCTACTTCGGCAAGAGCGGCATCGCGTTCCTCGATTACCGCCAGATGAGCTTGTCCCTCTCGCGTGAGGGCCACGTTAAGCGCGTCACGGTCCTGCTCCGCCGCGATGAGCGCCTCCATCGCTTCGTCACTCGCGTTCACCTTCTCTCCGTCGATCGTCATCACCTGACCTCCTGCGTTGCCGCTGCCATCCGCGTTACGCCACTTCGACGGTCGGCAGCGGACAATCTTCCGGCTCCTGGTCGCCGAACCACGCGACGAGGCGATCGGCCTGCCAATTTTCTTCGGCTGATTGAGCGGCGGCGTCGGCGGCAGCGGCGGCGTAGGCGTCGGCGGCGTCGGCGGCGTAGGCGGCGTCGGCGGCGGCG